GAGGGTATCTTCAGCGTCATGTTGCTCAACTGGCAAGTCATAAATCGCCTCTAGTTCTTGAGCGATTAGCCCGTACTCTTGAAAGCTGTCGTCTGCCTTCCAGTTAAAACTGCGAACTTGCATTGCATCTATCTTGTCGCCCGCAGATGGCGCATCGACAATGTTCTTTTTCAAACGCTCGTCTGACAATGTCGGGAAACTTGTGGAAGTGTTGGTCATGTTTATCCCGCCGACATAGGCGCCATTGTGATAATTCAGCCAAGCGTTTCTTGTGCCATCAAAAGTTTTAATCATGTAGAAATAAGCTGGAGAACCATCTGATGTTGCATTAGCGGCTTGAAGGCTTCCAGCAGTCGTAAGATTTGCTACTGTTTTACCCATTAAAACTTGAGGGGACGCATCTATCCTCATAGCCTCGTTACCAGCAGTGCCAAATAGAAGCGCACTAGAGCTATTAGACGCAATAAAACCACGCTGACCAGAGTTGTCGTTGGTCACAAATTGTATATGACCACCCACACCACCAGAGCTTTCACGAATAATTACTGCGCCAGTTGTTGCAGCAGCATTCTGCAAGAAACGCCCACGCCCATGAACATCGAGAGTTGCATTTGATGGTGTTCCAGCAATTCCAACAGCACCATCGCTACGTTGTATTCTCATAGCTTCTGTCTGTGTGCCGCCGACCTCTCGATTTATTGCTAAGTCACCTTCAGTTGCTCGTGTAAGAAAGTGAAAGCCGTGATTGTCATTTCCACCGTTCAGTTTAAGAGCCGCAACGCTGTCGCTGTTACCCATAACATCAAGGGTAGCTTCTGCTGTCGTGGTGCCAATTCCAACTTTGCCATCGGAAAGAACACGCATACGCTCCGAGCCAGCCGTTTCAATAGTAACCGTATCGGCGGCTGGGAAGCGGATGGTGGTATTAGTATCGCCAGCGTGAACGATTTTGTCAGTGATTGTCAGGTCGCCAGAAACAGTTGCAGCCCCACCAATAGTGACATCTTGGCTAAAGTCACCAGAGAAGACAGAGAAGGTATCAAACCCAAGGACTTCCAGCGTGTCGCCTACTGTGGCACCGCTATCAAGAACAATGCTAGTGCCAGAGGTAGCAGTGTAGTCAGACTTGTCTAGCTTGACGCCATTGAGAAACACATCAGTAAACTCCGCATCGGTGTAGCTCAACGTGCGGTTATAGTCGTCAGTACCACTAAATGTGGTTTGACCAGCAGTCGCCGTGTAAATAAAGCGATTGCGAACACCTGTGCTGGGAGATTTACCTATATATGCCATTATTATAACTCTGGTTGACTATCCATAAATGTTTCATAAGCTGATTTAACGCTGTCAGTCCACACTGCGTTGCAGACTGCTTGCACAGTTGCATCTTCGCCTGAGATGTCTGTGTCGCCCCAGCTACCATCTGTCTTAGTGCGGCAGTGCAGAACGTGGCGATGATATGTGCGGCTGATTTCTACACCGTCATCTTTCACGATTGTTGCTTTGCGAACATTGACGTTTTTGTGGTCGCCTCTGACCTCACAGTCATATTCAAATTCTTTAGTTAATGCCATTTTAATCTCCAATCATCCTGATACTGTATATGTCACACTAAGCCAGATTAAATTATTACTGCCTGAAGTTGTTAAGTTGCTTGTAGTGATATTTGCATTAAGAGAAGACCGAGCATCAGTTGATGAATTAGTATATATCCTAACTTCAGTTGAATTTGGTGCCGCCAAACATGATTGTGGATTTAGTGTCGTAAAACCTGTTGCGTAACCAATAGTACCAGCCGCATAGCCAGAGGATATGTTTGCAACCGTGTACGGCAAACCAGAAATTTTAACTTGACCAGTTCCAACCGTTGAGATGCTAGTTGTTTGTATCCCTAAATTCACCTGACACATTTTGCCGATTTTTACATAACGCCCAAACTGTAAGTTATAACCTCCAACAACTAAATCACCACCCGTTGAAAAATATGCTGGTGTCCACGAACCCTCCTCATAATCATCCAGCGCATTGGCGGCGGCTGTATCGCCGTTGAAGGTTAGGCCGCCGCCGCCCAAAATTCTCATTCGTTCTGTGGCGGCTGTCTTAAATTGCATGTCATTAGTGCTGTGAACATAAGTAATCCCACCAACATCATCATCATCTGGGTCGCCAAATTGTATATATCCATTCCGACTGGCACCTGATTCTAGTGACAAACCAGCGTGTCGATTTGAAGATGTTATAGATATCGTACTATTGTCAGCAGCAGTATCAGCATTTCCAGAATTTTTAACCTCTACAATTCTGCCAGAGCTAAAGCCTCCGTGACCCACTGGAGAAGCAGTCCCCACCCCGACCCGATTATTCGTGCTGTCAACAACTAGCGTATTTGTGTCAACTGTCAGGTCATCCGTCACAGTCATTGACTGCGATTGAGTAACATCTGTGTGGTCAATAGGCTTTTTGCCAGTATAAGCCATCAGGTAATCTCCAAAATAGACAGAGCTACATCAGCAGACGTTGCCGCACTACTGGTCACTTTCAGAATATCTGATGCCTCCATTACAACTTTTTGGTCGCCGCCAACGACAACCAAGGAAGAGCCAACTGGTACAGGGGCAGCCTTTACAATATAAATATTATCTCCATCATTGTTTTCCAACTGAACATCAACAGAGATAGATGAAGAAGTAATATTGGCTACCGACAACCCAATGATTGTTGTCTCTGTAGAACTAGGACAAGTATAAATGGTAGCAGCACCAGTGCCTATTCCAGTATCAGTCTTTAATTTAAACGCATTAGCCATATCGTATTATACTCCATAAATTATCCCAACGCAATAGCAAATGCCACGGCAGCAGCATTAGCATTACTAATACTGGTTGCCATAGTTGCGCTTAGTGTTGCTCTTGCTGTATTACTATTTCCAACACTTGTTGCCATAGTTGCACTCAATGCAGTTATTGCTGAGTTGCTATTACCAATACTAGTTGCCAATGCTGCAGAGGTAGCAGCAAATGTACTAGACACTGCAGCTATTCTAGTCTCTAGCGTAGCGGATGTCCCTGCACTTGCAGCAGCCACGGCGATTGTATTTACTGAAGCAACAGCATCTAAGTTTGTTTTAGTAAGAACAGATACTGCAGCTATTCGAGTTTCTAGTGTAGCAGAAGTGGCGGCAAAGGTAGAAGATACTCCTGCAATCCTAGTCTCTAATGTAGCAGAAGTGGTGGCAAAGGTAGAAGATACTCCTGCAATCCTAGTCTCTAATGTAGCAGATGTACCAGCACTTGCAGCAGCTACAGCAATTGTATTTACTGAGGCTACTGCATCTAGATTAGTTTTCGTGAGAACAGATACTGCTGCAATCCTAGTCTCTAATGTAGCAGAGGTAGCTGCAAAGGTACTTGATACCCCTGCAATCCTAGTCTCTAGTGTTGCGGAGGTAGCTGCAAATGTAGAAGACACTCCTGCAATTCTAGTTTCTAGTGTTGCAGATGTTCCTGCACTTGCATAAGCTCCTGCTGAAATAACAGTATTAATAGATGTAATAGAATCTAGATTAGTTTTGGTAAGAACCGATACTGCCGCAATACGTGTTTCAAGTGCAGCAGAAACAGTAGCAATACTAGTTGCCATAGTATTAGAAACAGTTGCTATACGAGATTCAAGAGTGGCTGATGTGGCTGCAAAGGTACTAGATACTGCAGCTATACGTGACTCAAGAGTTGCTGAAGTAGTAGCAAAGGTACTGGATACTCCTGCAATTCTGGTTTCAAGATTAGCAGATGTAGCTGCGCTTGCTTTTGTTTCAGCAAGAACTGATACTGCATTAATGCGTGTTTCAAGGGCTGCTGAAGTAGCAGCAAAGGTACTTGACACTCCTGCAATTCGAGTTTCTAATGTAGCAGATAAAGCAGCAACTGTAGAAGATGTAGCAACAGGCTCACTAGCAACCAATATATTTGTGGCATTTACTGTTGTTGCACTTATCGTGCCAGCACTAACAGTTGTTGCAAAAAAATTACCAGTACGTAAGCTACTAACACTTACATCTTGAAATACTAAAGTAGCCGCAGTTAAATTATTAGTTGTAATATTAGTAGCAGAAATAGTTGTTATTTGTGCTTCAGTAGCATTCAAAGTATTTGGTTGAAATGTACCACCAACAACTAGATTACCAGCAACACTTACATTGCCAGTAAATGCAGCAGAAGTTTGAGAAAGTTTTAATGCAGAGTTATTACCAGAACCATCTTGGACATTACGCAGTGTTTCATCTATACCATTATTGGAAGCACTAGAATTAATCTGCAATAAATCTTTATAGGTATTTGCAATTTTCTTACCTGTTAAATCTGTCATTATACTATATTCCAGTTCTTGTCAACATCTTCCCAATTGTCAAACACAGCCGCTTCCCAATTTAGGTTTCTATCATTATTAAATTCAGGTCTAGCATCTTTAATAAACATGCTTCTATCTATAGTAGATATAATTTTATTTTGTGGATGATTAACTAAGTCATAACCTTTTTCATTATCCTCTGGACAAACCCAAAGACCATAACTATTTTTTTTCATTACTGTTCGTGGATATGCAAAGCCACAAACATCGCAGACTATCTTATTATATTTACCTCTTGCCATATTATAAACTCGGTAGCCATGCTGACACAGGAACTGCAGATACTATATTTACTGGTAGCCTTGGACTATCAACATTTACATCATCAGTTACTCTAGCTATTTTATTTTGTGGATGGCTTACTTTATCATACTTGCCTTCAAAGTCAGTAGGACATACCATCATTCCATAGCTATTCTTTTTTAATTCACTAAGCTTGTAACGAAAGCCGCAAACATCACAAACACCTAACGCCTTAGTCACTTAGTAACTTAACCTAGGACGAATAAGAAGGCTGACACGTTCTTTGTCTTCTTCCTGCGCTCTAGATAACCTTTCCTCATATTCTTGCTTTAGTAAGGTAATTCGACCAGCATCAACTCCTGGTCTTTTCATAGACATAAAGTATGCTGTACCTGCAGTTAGGCACGGCAAAAATCTTCTAGAGACATCAGCACTCTGAGAAGAACGTGTGACATCTTGAATATATTTTACAGTTTCTAATTTAAGTTGGTCAGTGCTATTATCTGGTAAAGGCCATAGATGAACAACAACATTATCACGGTCACGCCTAACTGCATATTGAGATGGGCGACCTGTCTGAGATTTTCTAGGAATCTTTAAATATTCTTCCATAGATATTCTGTTTAGTTGTAAATCAGTTTTGTTGTCACCATTAACTCTATTAATGACTGCTTCAACAACATCAATGTTATGTGCATCTAAACTATAAGATGTAACACTTGTTGTTACGGACACCGCCGTAGTTCCAACTGTCCAAAGTTGAATACCACGATTTTGCCAATCTTGTAGAAGAAGATTTATAGAACGGCGTGCAGAGCGAGGCTCCTCACCCAGCGTGGGTTCGCCACCAATCATTTCCATTGCTTCTTGGATTACTTCATCAATATCCATTGAAAAGCTATATGTTCCTGATGTTGCCATTACGAATTATCCTTTTCCTTGTTTTTTTCATTACACTTGCAGTTACAGTTTTCTTTGCCACAAGTTTTTTTAGCATAAGTATTTCCCATAATATTCTTACGTTGGGTCATGGAAGAATTAACATTGTCATATACTTTGTGCATTAGTCTATTCCTTGGTTTAAACCAAAAATACTTTTCCTTATTTCGTAATGCCATTACTTCCTACGTTTGGTGCGACCAGCCCTATTACGACTTACGCCTCTTGGACGCTTCAAGCCAGTAGTTCGCTTTTTAAGACCACCTGCCTTTCTAATCTGCTGACTGGTCGCTGCCCTTGTTATTGTCATTACCACTTAACCTTATGTGACCAATACTTTGCACTAAGCTTTGTTGTAGGTTTGCCTTGTGCATTATGACGAGCATAGTAAGATTTCTTACGTGCTTTATCTTTTGCAGTCTTAGGTGCTTTACCTGCACCTTTTACACCCTGCTGACCAAAACGAACCAAACGAATCTTGTCGCCTTCTTTTGCAAGAACTGCGTGGCTTTTAGTTTTATGACCAGGGGTACGCTTTGGTTTGTTGTACCCAGAGAATCTTTCACCTCTGTAATTAACTGACATTAGTATAACCTATTATGTCCTGACTGTGATTTCTTTTTCATCTTGCCGCCAGCTTTGTAGCCTTTGCTTTTCATTTTGCCGCCAGCCTTGTAGCCTTTGCTTTTCATCTTGCCGCCAGCCTTACGGTAGCTACGAGACACGCCTTCTGAATCTTTAGTAGCAAAGCCCATTGATTCAAGAAACGCCTTTCGTTCTTTTGCAGACATGGACTTAAGAATTTTTTCCATAGTGTCCATCTTACCACCCTTCTTTTTTGATATAGCCATTTTAAATATCTCCTAATATAATCTGTTGTGTCCTGAAATTTTGCCACCCTTTGCGGCTTTACGATACTTTGCAGTTTTCTTTGCTATAGCTTGAGGTTGCTTAACAAACTGCTTTCCTTGTTTAGTTCCTTTTCTTTTTGCTCTCGATGTTGCCGCATATTCTGCTGGGGTGAGTGCCTTAATAGCCGCTTCTGGTAAGTACCTTTCGCCAGTCTTGCTTGACTTCTTGCCACTCTTAGTTCTCCACTTCTGCTTTGTCCAATTGCTGAGAGACTGCTGAGATTTTTTCAAACCACCTTTTTTCTTTACGGTTTTCCGATTGTAACCAGGTTTTCCTACTTTCATTTAACATACTACGATTTGTAGCCCCCGCCTTTTGCTTTGTATTCTTTAGCCAACATCTGTGCCTTACGTGCTGACCACTGACCAGGTGCGCCACCTTTACTACCTGCTTTAATTTTATTAAAAAGATTTTTACGCATCGTAGGTTTAGTATAATTACCTGCTTCGTTTACTTTGCTTTTAGCTTTACCGCCCTTTTTTAGTTTTACACTAGACAAAATTTTGGCTTGTTTAGCATGAGTCTTACTTGCTTTCTTTAAACCTTTAGCTACTTTTTTAATTTTACTAGCAGCCTGTGTTTTACGTTTAACAGCCATTAGTAAATCTCACCACCTTTTCCTTTAAGACGAGCAGCCTCTTCTTTAGCCATATCATCTAAAAACTTTTGTTTATTTCTAATTTGTGCTTCATAAGCTCTTGCACCTTGTGAAGGTGTACCACGTGTACTTCCCTTACTTGTAGAGCCAGCAGTTACTTTACCACCACTTTGTTTGTAACCCATGCGATTACGAACTTTAGTTGGAAGTTTTGCTAGACCTGTATTATCTGCTGGAACATCTTTCATAATTTTACCACCTATATTTTTTTTAATAGGTTGTCCCTTGCTTTTTCCCATAATGTCTTTCATTGCCATAGTTCTTAATCGTTGAGCCTCAAGTTCAAGACGTTTTATTTCTTTTTTTATCTCTGCTATATTTAAATCTTTTTTCATTTTAAAATCTCCTTAATAAAGCTCACCGCCTTATCTCATTGCCTTTCCGAATCCACGAGTCGCAGAACCTACGCCACGAGGCTTTTTGTTAATTTTACCACCAATATTTTTATTAATAGTTTTCATAAAAACATCTTCCGCAATTTTACTCATTTCACGAGCAGAACCAAATGGTTCAAAGTTTTTTCTTTTAGATTTTTTTGTAGATGTTTTTCGTAGAGTTTTAGCACCTACACTACGAGGTTTCTTTTTAATTTTACCGCCCGTTGCTTTAGGATTACGTACATATGATGGAACTTCTCTACCAGCTTTTTCATAAAGAGCAATAATTTTTTTCTGTTTAGCTTCAGGTGTCAATTTCATTTGTTTAATTTTTTCTACAGCAGCTTCAAATTCTTGACGTTTTTTAAACTCTTTAGGGGCAGCTGCTTGACGAGCTTTACGTTCAGCAGTTTTGCCTTCACGTTCAATGCCTTTTCTAATTTCAAGCATATCATTATATTTTGTTTTTATTCCTTTACGAGCTTTACTTATAATAGCTCGTTGAGTAGGTTTAGTTAACTTATCAAATGCTAATTCTAATTGGTCCATTGGTGATAATTCATTTACTTTTTTCATATCACGAGTATTATCACCTACAACACGCTTTTGTTTTTTAGCTTTTGTTTTTACAGCACCTTTAGCTTCAACAGCACGTACATTTTCTCCTGCTTTTTTTACACGTTTCATAGCAGCAGCTAAATCTTTTTTTCTTTTTTCAGCAAATTCTTTAGCCAGCATAGCGGTTCTTTTTGTAGACCTACCAGTAGCTCCTTTTATAAATCCTACAGACATTACGGTGTTCCTCCTAATGTATTCTCACCAACTTTAGAAGCAGGTGCTTCCATGTCATCACGCCTTGTTCTACGTGCTTGGTTTCTTAATGCTTCAATTGCATTTTGATAACGCTGTTCATAATATGTGCTTACTGAAAAGTTTTTCATAAAATCACCTGCCTCGACCATACAACCATAAAACAAAGCATCATAGCAAAAGTCAGAGAAATAATTATTTTGACTTGTACTAGTTAGTGTAGTTGGTCTGGCAACATATACAAGTTCCCCACCGTAAGTAGCACTTGCAGTAGGAGCAACGATAACATTGGTGTTTGTTTTCTTTGCATAGTATTTTGGAGTTCCTGTACTTGCGCTGACAGGCCAGTAATCATAAATAAACTCGTCTGTTCTTTGCAATAAATTAATTTTAGTTCCGCTATCTTCAATACGAAGGTTCTTTACATAACGTGTTCCAGAAGGAAGAGTAAGTTCGTTTTTACCTGCGGATAGTGTAACTGATGTAACTGTTACCAAGCCATAATCATCCAATGTTTTAGTTAACCGTTCTTCTACACGATTAACCATATTGGGTATAGCTGAGACAAATTCGCTGCCATCGTTTTCACTGGCCTCAATAATGTCGGTAACAAGATAAGTATAATTAGCCATAATAAATAGTCGTAGAAATGGTTGTTGCTGCAGATACAATTACTTTTCCTGCCATGCGAATACCATTATCTGCGAAGTCCTGATAATTGCTGCCGTTTACTTGGAACTTAATTCGACCGCCGTTGGTATTGCCAAACGGGTCAGAAGACGTACCAGTGATAACTACAATGCCTGTGCCTACACAGTTAACACTACGAACACGAGTGTCAGTAACAGTTACACTAGTAAGAGAATCTACAAAAGTACCAGTTCCAGAAACGAATGCGCTTCTAATGTTAGTCATTGATTGCTCCTATAAAAATGTCAATAGGTATATTATACTAAAAAAGGGGGTGAGATACAAGTCCCACCCCCTTTAAAGGTTAACGTATAGGTGTTTTAATTAAGCACCTGCGCTTCCGAAGAAACCACGCCAGTCACTGAAACCAAACGCATAACGCTCACGAGCCTTAAAGCGAAGGTTGCCAGTGTCGAAGTCAGGCTCCATTTTAGTCTGAAGCGGTGAACGGACGAACATTTTCGCACCATTCGGAACATCAGTCTTAATGAAGTAACCATTCGTGTCCGTGAAACGGCGATTCACGAAGAAGCCATTCGGGACAAGACCTTGATTGCGAATGCTGTTAATGTCGTTGACATTGGTAGCATTGTTAACAATCGTGGTTGACAGAGGCGAGTTCAGAATCTGGTCTGCAGTAAAGGCCAGGTCTGATGGGATGTGCAGGCTTTCAGCTTGCGCTCCAACTAGGATGCCACGGTCATCTTTAGTTTTAGAAATAGCAATCAGCGCAGTTTCCAGAGCAGCTTCTGAAAGGTCAGACGCAGCTAGAAGGTTGCTTTGGTCGCCATTACCAATGGTGGGGTGGTCAGAGGCAAAGAAAGATTTACCGTCACCGCCAGCAAAGGATGCGTTAAAACCGTTGTTGAAAACATCAGCAGCTTTAACTTGTTTAGTGTTCGCCATAGCACGAGCCAAACCTTTGGCACGCAGTTTAGCGAATGTGTCATAGAGGTTGTCCTCCATAGCTTCTTCCGTAACGGCAAAGCCAAGGGCAATAGTCTCATGCGTATAGCGTGAGGTGTAGCTTTCTTGGGCATCGTCATAAGATACAGCAGCACCTTCACCTTTTACAGGTGCAGTGCCAAAGCCAGTGAAGAGAACTTCTTCTTCAAATGCACGGTCTGAATTTTCAATTTCATACAGAGGTGCATGTTCGTCAGAAACTTCCCCATACTCAAGGCCGAATACGGCGTTAAGACCAGGGAGAAGCTCTTTTGCAATACTTGCTCTATTAATAGCCATTATTATTTATCTCCCTTAGTTAGTTGTGGTCACAACGGCTGAAGTCAGAACATTCTGATAATCATCCGCACGATGGTTAAATTCAACTTCCATCTTCGTGAACGCATCGCCAACTGCATTACCAGGTTCATCAACGATACCAATGATACGCAAAGCACCGTTAGTAGCTTTACCAGTTGTACCAGCAGTCGTCTTAGCAACAATGGTTGATTTACCAGTAAAGGTAGAACCACCAGCAATTGAGCTAACTTCTACGTTTCTTCCAACAATACCAGCAGCAACTGTGGCATTTGAAGAAATAATGTAAGTTTGATTCGGATTGTCATTTACCAAACCAACGATGTCTGAAGCAGACACGCCAGAATAGTAGGATTTAAATTTTTGTTCCCCGTTTTCTACATAGCGGCAACCTTGGAAAGTACCAACAGGCACTTCGGTTGACGTTACGCACGGTGTAAGTGTACCAGAGGCAATACGTACAGGAGTACCTGTGTACATTGCCGTAGCACCTGAAGCAATAGGATATTCGTTCAGGCCGTTACTATTTGGTGCAGCACCACGAACACGGGAAGGCTGAAGTCCAGTAACTTTAGTAGCAGACATATTTTTCTCCTTCAGTGTTTAAGTTCAGTAACCAGACTTCGCCACCCTTTTAATCAAAAGAAGGGGTGCGACCCTTGGTTACATTGGTTTTGCTTTGATTCTGAATTGGCATTCTGCGGTCTGATGCGCCTTCAAGCTGTGCATTGACAGCATCGACCATCTCTGCAGATGCGTTTTCAAAATGTCTTTGTCGAGCTTCTGCACGTTTGATTGGCAACTTAGCAAGTGCCAAATCTCCTCGACATACAGTTCCTTTGTAGCGACCTTCCTCTTTAATTGCAGAGGTGTGCGCTAGTTCAGGTACTTCATCAAGAGAAACAAACTCCCAGCCTTCAGCCATTCGTTTACCGACATTTGTATAATCGTCACTACCTTTTAGGGTTGTACGTATCCAACGAAGTTTCATTCCTTGGTCTTCAAACCTTGCGGTTACTAATTCAGGAATGTCCAAAAGATTTGGTTCACGATATTCATAGTCTTCGGCTTCTCTTGTTTCCAGTTCACGACTCTGGGTGCTACGTGTGGTATTTCGTGCCATAAGTGTATATCCTTTCGCAACTATCTGTTAATTGTAGTATACTCGCCTTCGCCTGCCTTTTCGACTTTTAGCTTTTCGGCTGCATACTGTTCAAGTGATATGCCCCATTTTTCTGCAAGGCGTACATCTTCTTGTGAGAGTTTTACCTTTTTACTTGATGAAGGTGCTGGAGTGTGCGAAGCTCCTGCGACCACTTGAGCAGGTGTTGACGTTTCCTGCGGTACGGGGGTTTCGGTTGCTACTTCTTTGGTAGCTTGTCCAAACTTATTAGGAAATATTTCTGCCATGCGGCGGTCAATTTCTTCGTAATAATCATCGTCAGCTGGGTCAAACCCTTCTCCTTGAACATCTTTATCAATTTCCAAAGCAACTGAAGTCATCACACGGTCATTGTTAAACCATTCATTTGATGCTGCCCAATCTGTTGCTTTGCGCTGTGCCTCTGACACAGTAGCAGCCGTTTGGACTTGTTGTTGCTCCTCAAACTTTTGAGGTTCAAAAGAGTCTGCCTGTTGACGAAACTCTGTCAGCCTATAGTTATCTTGCTGGGCAGTATTAAGAGATTCTTGTGCCTTTAAGATATTATCGGCATCGCCGCTTTCTACGGCTTGACGGTACGCAGCACGAGCAAGCTCTAGACGTTCCGTCACTTGACGCTCATTAGATTCAACATTATTACTTAAGAGATTTTTATATTCTTCTTCTCTTTGTTGAAGCTTTGTTTGCATTTCCTTCTGTTGTGCCAGAAGGTTTTCAATCTCGGCTTCACGTTCTTTTTTCTGTTTTACCAGTTGTCGAATACGCTTTTGTGCGCCAGATGTTTCTACACCCTTTGTTTCTTGGTCTTGTTCTTCTTCAGTTGTAGGGGTAGTTTCTTCTTGGGGTGCTTCCGTTTCTACTTTTGCTTTAGCTTCTACTTCCACTTCGGGGGCTGCTGTTTCTTCTGTAACTTCTTGCCCTTCGATTTCAAATTCCACCTTTTCTTCTTCAGGGGGTGAGCCTGCCTCGATGGTAGACCATTCAGTCTCTGCCATAGTATTTTCTCCTGTTTAACGTCTGCGGCGAGATAGACGAATAACGCCGATATGTAATATTATATAGTATGATTGATTAATTCACAAGAGTGACTGTGAATTTTTTTAACTACTTAGATTAAATGTAGGGTCTAAGTCTTTAGCATCTTCAACTACCATTTTGATGTCGTCATCAAATAATAGCAAAAGATTTACGCCTTTGTAAAAGAATTTGCTTCCTGTATGTTTACCATAACACACATAGTCGCCTTCTTCACACCAAGCACCGTTAGCAAACTTATCGTCCTGATAGGCTAGGTCGCCAACTTTTAAGACACGACCAACTGTTGTAAGATAAGCCATATCCGATTTGGTTGAGTCAGGCAGAATGATACCACCCTTAGTTGCTGACTTAACTGATACTGGACGCACAAGGATGTGATATCCTGGTACTCTTGGAAGTGGGCTAGGGTCTGAAACTTCTTCGTCTGTAATCCATTCATCGTTTTTCAAAGCACTAGATGCAGCTTGCATATTTATTCCTCTTCGATATATTTATTTAGATAATCTTTAATAAGACCGATGGCCTTTTCTAAACCAGCAATTGTTCCTACTGATTCACAATATCTAGAATAATCCGAAGCGGCTCCATACGCAAGGGAATTTTTTATAGATTCTATTTCTTTTTGTATTTCTTTGATTAACTCTTCGTATAACACTACTCAATGCCTTGTTGCTTGATTACGTCTGCCAATAGTTTAGCAGAAACTTTAGCTTCTTCCAAGTCATTATTCTCTTGGGCTTTAAGCAAGTCAGCCAGTACGTCCATAGCTTTCAATGCACGCTTGGCATCTCTGTCTTCTTGCTTCTGATAAGCTTTCATTTGTTCCTGCGCTCCTTGGGCTTGCGTATCCAGAACAATCTTTTGTTCTTTCAAGTCAAGGTCACGATTTTTAAGTGCAGCATCCGATTGTGCTTTGGCAATCTGTGCAGCAGTTTTATTCTGTTCCACCTGAAGTTTCTGTGCCTCAATTGCCAGCATCTGTTGTTCAGGTGTGCCTGGTCCTTGAGCAGCCGCCATATTTGCTTGTAGTATTTGCTGGGCAGCTTGAGCCTGAACCATTCCAATTGCTTGTGGGTCAAGTGCGATTTGTCCCATAACTTGTGGATTCTGTAGTGACTGCTTATACAGTCCGTCCATTTGCTCTTGATATTTAACAAGCATATGCTCAGATATATTAGCTTGCAATGCTCCAGCAAGTTTTGCAAATGCAGGACTCTTTTGATTTATAGGGTCTTGCATATAAGCAGTCTTAACTGCAATGTGTGCATCATGGTTTTGTCCTGTAAATGCCTTAATAGGCTTACCTTCAGAAGCTGCCATAATATCTGACACAGGGTCAAGTGGAACTGCTTCTTTTTTAAATGGCATAAGTTTTTCTACATCAGGCACATTAGCCGTAGTCAACAACATTCTGTTGATTGCTTCCATGTCAAACATTCCTGGTTCTGATTGAGCCGCAATCTGCTGTACCATTTGAACAAGCATCATGCGTTGTGCATTAGAAGGAATGTTTGGGTCAGATACTGGAATAATATCTACACTACCATTAAAGTCTACTTTGAAAATCTTTTCTGTAATTCCTGGTAGGTCATAAGGATATTCACTTGGAAGATATTCAGAATCAATACGTGCCAATACTTTAAACTCGTCACCTTGCGCTTTATGTAGTCGCTTGTGGATAGCAGTAAAGAACTTGCTAGAGGCTTCAAGCAATGCCATAGTTGTACCAACTGGACCATAGCCGCCACTATCTGAAATGACTTGCTCTGTGCTGTCAGCAAACTTCTGACCTGCCCCTGTCACAAAGGACAACATATTAAACAAAGTCTGTGATGGTTCTTTAAATGGTAGCGGGATAATAGACTTGGTTAAGTCCATGCCTGTTGCTTCTACTTCCTTAAACTCACCTGGCGCAATCGGGTCATTATCCCCGACCATCCGTACTCCTTTAGCCTTGAAGCCTCCTGGTAAATTAGCAAACTGCCCAGCATCAAGTAGGCTACGCATTGCAGCAGTAGCAGACATAGTAAGATTACCAAGGAAGTGAATAAGACCCAGACCGTAAAAACCAAACCCAGGAACATATCTGTAATGCGTGAAGTGCATTTTTTTGACATACTTATCATCTCCTTCTGCCCAGTTACGGCGAATCGAAAGAACCTGACCTGACTGCTGTTCTACAGTTACAATATATGGGCAGGCACTCTTGCCTGTGTGCATTGTATCTTCTTCAAGCTCTAGGTAACAATGCTGTTCGAGCAACACATACTGTGGGTCATTATCTCCTGCAGGTGACAGGCCAAGAACTGTGTCCATCTTTGCTGCCATGCCTGACAAAGTAGGAACACCAGCAGAAGGAAGTTCTATATCGGCATACATGCCTGCTTCTATCTGACGAGCCAAGTCAACAGGGCTACGGTAAATAACATGAGTGTAACGGTCTGCTCTACGAAGGTCAGACGCATAGTAAGACACATAGAACTGGTCTATAGGTACAAACTCACTGACGGGTCGGTCAAGGCTTGAATCATAATAAATCTTTTTAACTGCAGAACCAATCAAAGGTAGATGAAATAGCATACGCTCAAACTCATCGAAGTATTCAGGCATCTGAGTAGTAACCTGATAGTTCATAAAGTTCTGAACACGATTAGCCTGCTGTTGTTTCTCAAGTGTAGCATCACCAAGAACCTGTGCTTTGACTGGTCCTTTGGCTGGGAATAATTCTTGTGAAGCTTTTGATTGGAACTTAACTGCTGACTCAATTAACAAGGGATGCACAGCAGTGGCTGCGCCTTCAAACGGTTCAGTTGTGTCTTCCAGTTTTAGACCAAGCAGGTCAAAGCCTCGCTCAAACATTGATTCCCATTCAGCACGAGAATCTTTGTCCGATTCAAACTTATCAATAACTGTATTGCCAATCTCTTCGAGCTTTTCTTCGTCCAAGATTTCTACAAGGTTTTGATAAAATCCTGCATTCATATTAATCTCTACTTCAATTGACTCTGCTGACCCCTCAAGGTCTACAGTAATCTCGCCTGTCTCTGGGTCTACCTCAAAGGTTGCCTCTGCTTCAGAAGGCTGCTGCATTTCCATGCGAATAACATTGTCGCCCTCTGGACGTTGCTCATAAGGATTTCTTTCTGTAGCCATTTGTATTCCTATTTTTAAAAATGTAATATGGCAATATTATACCACTAAGTTCTCCAGTATCCAACCCTCTTTGTTCGCCGTGGGTTATAATCATCTTCCCAGCTGGGGTCTTCATTGTGCGACACATGCCAACTGTCTCTCATATAGTGGATAGCCATAGTCATTGCATCCACTTGGTCATCATGTGCGCCATTGGGAAAGGCTAGGCACTCGTCATATAAATCCTTCGCCCACTCCTTACCTGTGGGTATGTAGACACGACCTGACTCCATAAGAGGCGTAGCGGCGTAGACACGTGATACCTTGTCCCTATCGGGGAGGTAGTCCAGAACAGGTAGTCCTGCGAGTCGCATATCTTGAAGCAACGATTGACCAGAAGCTTTCTTCTCAATAATGCACACATCTGGTCTGTGTTTCTGGTACAACATTTGTGCCGTGCGGCGAAGGTCAGGATACTCGAAGCGGTCTTTGATATTCCCAAGAAGAATGAGGTTGGGGACAACATATTCTCCACCATATTCATCTTGCTCAACTTGATGGAAGATACCCCACGTTTGTATGACACTATAGTCTGCCGTTTTCTTTGTAGAGAATGCTGTGTCGTAGGTCTGGATAATAAACTCACATTGCGGCGGGTCTTCGTATTCCCACCACTCAAACCAGTTCTTCTTGATAATACCACCTTCGTCTGGCGAGGGGTTCTGCATATATAGCGCATCCCAGTATCTACTCCCATTACTTGCTCGTATCTCTTGTTCGTCTAGCTTCAATACATCGTCTGGCTTCCACTCTGGAAAGTATGATGAGCCTTCGGGCAGACCCAGCAAGTCTGCTGCAGTCTCGTCCAGCCATGCAGGGATACTAATTACTTCCCACGGCTCTGTGGTAAACTCTGACTCCTGCTTGAGAAGCCAGCCACACAGGTCATCAAAGTGGTAGCGTGTATTAATAATAATGATTGCACCATTAGGCATCAGACGGGTACGCAGACCAGAAGGCCACCACTCCTTGATATACCTGCGGCCTGCTTCACTAAAGCTGTCTTCTTCTGACATAACGTCATCCAGTAAGGCTAGGTGTGCGCCACGACCCGCAATCTGTGACCGCACACCTGCTGCATAGTAGGAGCCATTGTGATTTGTTTTCCACTTACCTGCTGCCTTAACGTCTGACCGCAGGGACACTCCCTTGAACACACGCTGGAAGTCTTCTGTGTTTACAATGTCCCTGACGCTACGACCAAAGTCACTAGCCAGTTGGTCGCTGTGGGACACAGACATAATCTCGTGGTTGGGTTCACGGCCTATATACCATGCAGGAAATATCTTACTGGTAATAAGAGACTTGCTTGAGCGTGGCGGTAGGAATACCATCAGTCTTTTTATCTCACCATCGGCTACCTTCTGCAGTCTGTCACACAATAGCTCAATGTGCCTACCCATATGGAAGTCAGTTACTAGGGTAGGAGCTACTCTGCGTACAAATGTAAGTAGGTCTTCTTTTGATTTTTCCTGAATATATTTTTCTAGTGCTATATCTAGAGTCTGATGGTCAAGATAACCGCCAGACTGTACCACATCTTGTATTTCTTCTAATTCCATATTGCTTTTCTGCAGTCAGTGTTGCATATTTGCACTATTGCAAACTGGTTGAATCCGTGCTATACTAACTTTACTTTAAAGTTCGGAGGTAAATATATAGAAGCTAGTCTATGTAGACCTGCACAACCCCCGCTAGGTAGCTCTGGACAACTACTGCTATTATACTTCGTACATCTTTTTTACACAAGCACAATCAGCCAACTCCAGAAGCCCCCGCCCGTGGGGTTTTTTTTGTACCTGATGAAGTACCCTGGTATTTTTTTCTACTACTAGAGCAGTCTTTTTGCAGTTTTTAAAAGTCAGAATAGACCCACCCCCTGTTTGATTAAAGACCCTTGTCAAAATACTCAGTATATGTCAGGGGTATATTATATATATGTGTGCAGGCACGTTTTGTGGGTATGGGTATGTGTAGTTCTCGGTTTGTTCTCGTTGTGTTCCCGATAAGAATCCTTTTCTGTTGCAGATTTACCACAGAATCTAAGAGATTCTATGAGGAACTCGACAGATTTCACACAAAGTGTGTCAAATATGCCACAGTCTCACACACCCTCCCACGCCTTGCACATACCCCCTCCCCCTCCCACATTATGTGTAAGTGTATGATATGCTTACGAGAAAAAGCTGTTGACAACCAGCCCTACCATCTGTATCTTACGTATTTAATAACCCCTTACTTGTGAAGGGTTATATAAATACTTGATACATATGAGGAGATGAAATATGAGATTTGGATACTTGATGATTTGCCTAATGATGATGCTTGCCAGTGTGATGCTGATGCTTGCTGGCGGTATGCTGTACACATTGCAGGAAGGCTTTCCCTACATTCAAGGCGTAGCCTTATTCATATCGTTCACTGGCTTCGCTCTATCGTTTTATACGATAATCGAAATCACGAGGCTTGACTATTAGGATTTTACAAGATACTGATACTTGTGAAGTATCTTGATAAAATACTTATAAACGCTGTCGGAAAGGACACGACATGACCAACGAAGACTTTTATTGTAAATTTGAAATTTACAAGGTGGTGAAAACCACGGAGCATGGCCTCACATACGAGGTTGAGCAACATGTCATGTGGGTAACTGCAGAAAGCGAAGCTGAGTTCCTAATGTGGAAAAATGCTGTTAATCAGCATGACAATCTGTACATTGACAGCGATATGGCTGTCTTGTCCGATTGGGCATGGGACATGCACCACCAGCGTGACTTGGACAATGGTGTCCAGCAATTCCAGACTTCCGAAGGAGTGTAGCATGGAAATTTACAACGTAGTTGATTTGACTGATATGTATGGTTCGCCATCTTACGGCATTGAGCATATCGAACATGGTGTTGTGTCCGTATGGACAGATTGGCAACTTGCTACTGACGTAGCAGAAGATATGAATTGGTCTGGTCAATGATTGAAATCATTGTAGATATCATGGCTGTTTCAAGCCTATTCATGGGCTATGCCCTACTAACCCGCTAGTAAATCGGAGATTTAAGATGAATTATAAGTTTGTAAAACTTGGCAAAGGTATGCGTATCGTGAAGCACAATGGCAAGCCTATCGGCACGCTTGAGTTTACCAAAGGTAAATGGTTGCTGTCGTCTGGCGTTGACCCAGAGTATCGCCGCTACTTCACTAATGTGAAGCAAGCTAAGATTTGTTGCAATGCCGACCCGAAATTTTATTTCGGAATTGGGGCTTGACAATGGCGAAGCTGTATGCGACAGTATGGGCGAAGTGTCGGTGGACGGGCATAATCATCGAAGATGAATGCTACACTGATGATGACGTTGCCAGTTGGGAAGGCGACTATGACTATGAAATAGTCAAGATAGACTACACGAATGAGGTTGAAAATGTCTAATTACAATCTGCTATCCGTTGGCAATAATGCCAAGACTGTCAAAGGTGACGGGTCTGAATACCTGACTGCCATATTGTATATGGCTCCTGCCGACAATCTGGAAGGTGTCAATGTGTGTGCTATGGCAGAAGCGGCAGGATGCAAGGCCGCTTGCCTGTACACTGCTGGTCGTGGCAAGATGAACTCTGTTCAAGCTGGTCGGCTTCGCAAGACTATGCTATGGCGTGATAACCGTGTTGCATTTTTGCAACAGTTACGGGAAGACATTGCCAAGTTTACTCGCTATTGCGAGAAGCGTGGTATCCAGCCTTGTGTTCGCTTGAATGGCACGAGTGACATTATGTGGGAGAAGTATCTGGATATGGAAACAGAGTTTCCGACAGTACAATTCTATGACTACAGCAAGCTGTACCTTCGGGCTTACAAAGACTTGCCTAGCAATTATCACCTTACACTGTCCTACAGTGAAGCTAATCCTGACTTTGCTGAAGCAGTGCTGAATGCACACAAGCTGACAGGCGTAAACGTAGCCGTTGTGTTCCGTGACAAAGACACTATCCCTACCAGCTTTGCTGGCTCTACAGTGTTGGATGGTGACAAGGATGATTTGCGCTTTCTGGATGCACCACGGCACATTGTGGCTCTGTATGCAAAGGGTGACGCTCGCAAAGACGACACTGGATTTGTTGTCGATGCGGCATAACACTAATATGTATATGGGTTTTAATAACCTTGATACTTGTGAAAGGTTATATAAAACACAATACAGATTAGATAAGACTTGGGTTTGTCTTAAAACAGCCCGATTTGTAACGCAAACTTATGAGGTATATTATGCGTATCAATACACTCAACGACAACACCAATGGTTTTCGGTTCAACATTGCTGGTGTGCAAGGCTTGTACCGCAAGCGTGTAGCAATTCGCCGCTTTGGTATTACCCGTGGCGACAGCATGACTGGTTTCCACCTTGGCAAGCGTAGCTTGTACATTGAAGGCGGTAACTATCGCCGCATGTTGCATAACTTTGCAGGTTAGTCGTTGACAATCACCTTGGCATGTGTTAAAACTGCCTAACAGTTTTTGACAATGAGGTATGACATGGATATTACAACCA